GTGCTAGAAGTCGTGAAGGCTAATATTGAACGGTCGTTAGTAGAGTTGCGCAGGCAGCCCGCGCAAATTAAACCTCCTAGAGGGATATCTAGTACGCCTGCTCAAAAAATGGCTTGGCTTGAGGAGCGTACGCAAAAATTGATAACGGAGTTATATAGTCGCTAGTCTTCGTTCCTTCTCAAGCAGATCTAATCCCGGCCTTGATCGCGATAGGCCGGGTCATTTAATTCATTATTTCATCCAGCCGCGGCGCTCACCCGCTGGAAAACTGCATTGGCGCTTTACGCTGCACGCCCAGGGCAGTTGCCACCCCTCTGAACAGTTGAGGCCTGTCCATCGCTGCCTTCGTTGCTGGCCGGTGTCGATCCGGCGATGAAGCAAAGTTACCTCTGGGTAACATATCTGGTCAATACCTATGGGTAATCTTTTTTGGGGCGGGCGAAAAAAAGCCCGCAATGGCGGGCTTCGATTGGGGTAGGGGCGGGCTAAAGAAGCACTGAGTACCAGAACACTCGGCCAATCACTAGGATCTGCTTGGAGACAAGCTCTTCCGCCGAATACTCCTCATCCGGGTGTTCGTCGCGGTTATAGCTACGTAGGCGTACCCCACCACCTGGCAGGCGGTATAGCGTTTTCACGCGCAATTGGCCGCCGTGATTTATGGCGTACATCTTGCCGTCTACCACTGCGGTTCTGCCTTGATCTACTCCTACGGTGCTCCCATCTGGAAGGACTGGCTCCATGCTGTTCCCGCTTACGGTCACACATACGGCATCGCTCGGCTGAACGCCTTGCCGGCGGAGGGTTAGCTTGCCGAAGCGAAGCTTACGACCGCTAGCCTGTTCCACTGCAGTGCGGCCCCGGCCTGCGGATAGCTCTACTTCCTTGAGAAACGGCACATAGACCTCGTCGTCAGCCAGCGGCGTGTTGTCGTCCCAGACGTCAAATGAGCCGACGACCTCGGCATTCGCCTGAATTTCTGTCACGCCTTTAGCAGATAGCCCAGGTTGATCCATCGCATAGCGAGGGAGGCCGAGGGTTTCCTCGATCTCGCGGGCAAGGTCTTCCCCGATCTTCTTTGCGCCTGCGCTATCAGGGCGTGCGAGGCACCGGGAAATGTAGTTCGCACTTTTCCCTAGGGCGTCAGCGATACGGGCCTGCTTGCCTTCGAAGCGCGAGTTCATGAGGAGCCGCAAATTGTCGCGGCGGGTATCTGAGATTTCCATTGAGCAATGATCTGAAAACGTTACCAAAAGGTAAATTCCCTGCAGGTATTGTTTAATCATTACCTGTCGGTAATAATTTGGCGGACCATGATGGAGGCCCGGACATGCGGACCAGAAACAACGGGCTGCTGGAGTGGCTCAAAACGGCGACTGATGACCAGATCGCACAAACAGGAACGTCTCGGGCATACCTGAGGCTGGTTGCTTATGGACATAAGTCCGCTTCAGCAGAGATGTCTGCTAAGACCGAGCTAGCTAGTGCTGGAGCGGTGACTAGGCGGCAGCTCCGCCCCAGTGATTGGCATGTGATTTGGCCTGAGCTGGTGGCCTGACAGGGGAATTTTGCATTGTCGGGTCATGAGTCACTAGATGACCAACACACCTGCTGATTCATCCAGTACTCGAATCGCAGGCATAAAAAAACCGGGTGGCAGCCCGGCTTTCTCTACTACTTCAAACGGGGCTAATTATGCATCTCTCCCATGATGCGCGCAATGCTGCGCCTGTCGCTCTATGTCTATCGCAATGGTGGCAAGCGTGAGCGTACAAGCTATGACCTGGGCACTCGCCATTCCCAAAGCTGCACTTGAGAATCCTGCAGCCCGTCATGTCCTGCTCTGCCTCGCCAACTACGCAGGCAGCGATGGAAGAGGGGCATTCCCTTCTGCCGGGACTCTCTCCGACGACACCGGCCTTTCTGAGCGAACAGTACGGCTGAAGCTAGATGAGCTCGCCCAGGCCGGTTGGATCGCTGAGGGTAACCAGGCAATTGCTGCCGCCCATATCGATCGCCGCGACCGTCGCCCTGTCGTTTACGACCTGTTGATTAAGCGGGGTGCATCTGCTGCACCCCGTCCTGAACGGGGTGCAGGAAACCGCACGGGGTGCAGCTCACAGCAGAACGGGGTGCAGCAAAACGCAGAACGGGGTGCAGCAGCTGCACCCAATCCGTCATTGAACCAATCTACTCTCTCTCAGCGCGAGCCATTCGCAATGTCCCTCGACTGGGAACCGAATCCGGAATTGCTGAAGGCCTACGCCCGTCGGGCAGGTCTGACCCTGGATCAGTTCAACGCGGTTGCCATATCCGGCTTTGTGCTTCACCACGATGCCAAGGGCGTGGCCCAAACCGAAAAGCAGTGGCTGGCCGCTCTGGTCAGTTGGGTCAAATCCGATCTCGCCCGTGCTGCCCGCTCGCCCGTTGTTCGTACCGGCGGATCGCAGCGCTCCAGCTTTGATGACGATGACACATCGTGGATCGGGGAAGGGGGCGGCCAATGAATCAGGTTGCAACCGTGGCCCATGGCTTGTGGGCAAAGGTCCAGGCTGGCCAATACGTGCCCTCGGATTACTCGCTGCCTGCCGACGTGAAGGCCGAGCTCAATCGCAAAACTGCGGGGGTGATCAACGACCTGTTCCGTGATCTGCGCACGATCTGCAGCGCCTGGAAGCAGGCATGGCCGGATGAGGCGACGTACAAGGCGGCCAAGCAGCAGTGGCTAACTGCATTTCTCGAGGCTGGCATCAACACCCCGGAGCAACTGCAGTTCGGTTTGATGCGCTGCCGGCAATCCGGCCGCGAGTTCATCCCGGCGCCCGGGAAGTTCATAGAGTGGTGCCAGCCTTCGCCGGAAATGCTGGGTCTTCCCCCGCTGGCTGCTGCCTTCCGTGAGGCGTGCCGTAACGCGCATCCCGCCATGGCAGGGAAGGGCAAGTGGACCCACGACGCGGTCTGGCATGCCGCCAAGGAAAGTGGTTTCGAGAACCTGAACAAGCTGGCTACCGATGTGAGCGCCAAGCTGTTCGAGCGCAACTACACGATTGCCGTTCGGCGCCTGGTCGCAGGTGAGCCGCTGCAGAGAATGCCGCTGGCTCTCCCTGCGGAGGTGCCAGGCCAGCGCACGCCAAAAGTGGGGAATGAAGCCCTGGCGGCGATCCGATCCAGGATGCTTGGCCGATGATCGAGCTTCCCGCACCTGACCTCACCGAATACCGATACGCGCTGTACTGCCGCTCCGACCTGTTCGGGCTCTCCAGTACCTCGCATCCACCCATTGCGCTCTACCGCGACGAAGCCGTGGCCATCGCTCATGGCCAACTCATGTGGCCGAGCGCTTACACCGTCATTGACCTTCATGGAGAAGACAGCCCATGCGGCAATTGAAGCTGACCAAGGCCGCACGCGGCCGGGAGTGCCAAGTGCGCATTCCCGGGGTGTGTAACGGCAATCCAGAAACCACCGTGCTTGCGCATTACCGCATGGCGGGCACTTGCGGTGTCGGCATGAAACCACACGACATGCAGGGCGCTTGGGCGTGCAACGCCTGCCATGACGCCTGTGACAGTCGTAGTCGAGTGGTCGACCGTGACATTGCGCGGCAGTACCACGCCGATGGCGTAATGCGCACCCAGGCCGCGTTGCTCAACGAAGGGGTGCTGATTGCATGACTTCGGCTATCGCATTTTCCGACGCTGAGCTGCGCCGCCGGGGCGACGACCTGTCCGCCGTGCTGCTACGCGACCCACGCTATCCAGGCTTGCGCTTCCGCTTCACCGAGGCCCGTCCGCGTGGCACCTGGTACTTGGTGGTGCGCAAACGCTGGCACCGGATCGGCGCCTATCCCGACCAGTCCGCCAAGGTGGTGCTGGCCGCGCTGCCGGAGATCCGCCAGCGGCTGGCCGCCGATAACGTCGCCACGGTGTCGGGCTGGGAGCAGGTGGGCGAGCTGCTGGCCTGGTTCTCCGATCGCTTGGAGCGTAACCGCAGCCTGTCGGCCAAGCGCAAAGCCACGGCCAAGTCGGCGATCAGCCGCCACCTGATTCCGCGCTTGGGCGGCATGGCCCTGGCCGATGTGAGTCGCAGTACGCTGGATCGCGATCTGGTGTGGCCGCTGCAGGAGCAGCTGTCACTTGAGTACGTGCGCCTGGTGTTCGGCCTGCTGGCCGATGCGTTCAAGAAGGCCCAGGCCCTGGGCATGGTTGCGACCAACCCCATGGCGGGGATGCGCTTCGGCGATTTCACCAAGGCGCGGATCAAGCCCAAGGCGGCCCGCCTGCGTGCGGAGCAGATCGAACACCTGCTGACTCTGCTGGCCGAGGTCAACGCCCAGGCGCCCACCGACGCCATGCTGGCCCTGCTGATGCTGTGTCACGGCAACCGTGTCGGCGAGACCCGCATGGCGCAGTGGCCGCACATCAGCTTGGCCACCCGCCGCTGGTACCTGCCGGCCGAGCACACCAAGACCCGCGTAGAACACTCGCTGCCGCTGACCGACCAGGTGTGTGCGCTGCTGAGCCAGTACCGCGAGTTCCAGCAGGCCCAGGGCTACACCGGGCGCTTCCTGTTTCCGGGCCGATCAGGGCGCTGCCTGAGCGAGAAGCAGGCCGCCGAGGTGTTCACCCGCCTGGGGCAAGGCGAGTGGACCAGTCACGACCTGCGCAAGCTGGCCAGGGGCTGCTGGGCGGACCTGGGCATCGACTTCCTGATCGGTGAGCTGCTGATCAACCATGCCATGGGCCACAACGTGCAGGTGTACATCCAGACCACTGCCGAGGAGCGCAAGCGCGACGCCCTGGAACAGTGGCATGCGTTTCTCGACAGCAAGGGTTTCGAGCGCATCCACGGGAAGAAGGAGGCTAGAAACGCAGATTCGGGTAATGGCCCACAAGCCGCGCAGCGCGAGGGCTGCAACGGGATTCAGGAAACAACCATAGGCGAGGATTCGAAAGCATGAAAAAGAGCCACGGACCGGCCCTGAAGAAGCCGGTGATTGAGCTGGCTCAATGCCCTGAATGCCGTGGGAGAGGGCTTATCAAGGGGGTGTTTTACGAGCTGTCATGCGAACGCTGCAACGCCTCGGGCTGGGTGGCGGCTTCAACCGGCGAGGCCTTGGCCCTGAATGACCTGGTGACCCAGCTCAGCATGAGGCTGCAAGCGGCGACACGGCAGATCGAGCAGTTGAGGATGGCGCGGGCCACTGGGCCAGCGGCCGGGTATCAAGAAAGCAACCGGCTCGGCGCTGGTGGCACCAATTACACTGGGGACTGAAGGATGAACATTAGGAAACCGCTGCATCGCCCATTGGGGGACACTGAATACATGCTTGAACAATGGGGCTGGTGGCGGATGGAAGGCATGGGGATACCCGGCTACACGTCGCCAGCTTTTGCCCTGATGCGCGATCATTTGCCGTCGGCTTCCAAGACATTTTCGATTACTGATGAACTGGCTATGACGGTCGACGGAGCCGTGGCTCGCTTGTGCCGGCGTGATCAGCAGATGGGGGATATGGTCTGGCTTTACTATGGTGCCAAGTGGCCTGCCATACGAGTGGGGCGGCATTATGGTTGCAGCGAGATGAAGGCTCGCGAACTCATCAAGGCGGGTGTAGCCTGGGTCGATTGTGTGTTGGAAACTAGTCGGGAAGCAGCATGACAACGTTCTGCGGGAGGGAAAGTCTACTGCGGAATACGGAGCCTTCCTGCCTTTTCGGGCCGGTACTCAGACCTAGTCATTAGGTGGTTCTGCTGAGTGGTCCAGAGTCGTCAGTGTGGGGAATGACGCAGTGAACGTCGTGCCTTTCTCTGCGGAGGAGGTCACGATCACTTCCCCTGAATGAGCTCTCACTATTTCGCGCACGATGAAAAGACCCAGCCCGATGCTTCGGAGGCCAGCATTGTCATGGCTTCCACGTATCATGGGTTCGAACAGATCCTTGATCAGCTCTTCGGGGATCGGCGTGCCTAGGTTGTGGACGGCGAGAATTACCTCCTCATCAGAAATGCGGGACTCTATGGTCACGCTGCCGTTGGGTGCGCCGTAGGCGATAGCGTTGGCAATCAAATTCCCAAGAAGCTGATAGAGCCGGTCGCTGTCCGCGCTGAACTCTCCTTGCCCAGCCATCTGGTGGATGAGTTCGTGGCCAGGGAAAACTAACCGTAGTTCTTCCAGGCACTCCTCCACCAGCATGTGCAGATCGACGGGCTCCCTTGTCACCGCGATGCCACGTCCAACCTGTACCAAAGTAAAGTCGAGCAGGTCCGCCACCAGACGCTGCGCCCGGCCTACCGAGTGCGTGATGTGGCCTACGGTCTGCAACGTCTTGGAATCTAGGTGCTTGCGTGCAAGTAAGTTGGCAGCCATTTTGATTGCGGCCAATGGGTTTCGCAGGTCATGGCTAACGATGCCTATCATCTGTTCCGCAAATAGGGCCCTGTCTTCCGCTGCCGCATAGGTCAACCGCAACTTGCCCTGGGCCACGTCCAGGGTTCGCTGGGATTTCAGGTGGTTTGCCAGGTGCCGCTCTGCGAGCATGCGAGCATTGAGCAGCTCTCGTTCATATCGGTTGCGGTCCCGCGTCTTGAAAAGCGTTAGCTCGTGAAAAATACCGCTTGCATGCTCGCACCTGATGCCGTTGAGCATCATTGAAATGAGGTGGCCATCTCGGTGAACGAGGTCGAACTTCACATCTGAAATTGCTCCCTGTACATGCATGAGTGGGAGCCAATGGGTCTGGTGGAAGGCGCGCGCCTCATCGCTCATCAAGGTCTGAATTTGACGATTCAAAAGCTCCTGTTTGGAGTACCCGATCCAGCGGCAAAAGGTCAGATTGACCCTCTTGATAGCGCCGCCTTCCGCCGTCAGCAACAATCCACAGGCGGCATCGTCGAAGAGAATATCGCTGCTGGGTATCGAATCGCTCTCTTCTGCCATGGCGGCAATCACCCTGTGTGGGACATTATCCTGATAAATTTCAACAAGAAATTATAGCCTGCGCCTCGACGTGAAACGCTTTAGAGGAATATTTTGCTACGCTCGTTAATTGATATTTTCTAT